GGGAGTGCAGGAGCTGGGAGGTAAAAAAATATGAGATTGATTGATGCGGATCTATTAACCCAAAAAGTAAAAGGTTGGTTAAATACAGATTCCAATTCAGATAGCATAATGATAGATGCTAACGAAAGTGTTGCATGTGTACTCAGGGAAATCGAAGAGCAGCCAACCGCCTATGATGTGGACAAGGTGGTGGAGCAACTGAATGAATTAAAAGAATATGATGTATGTGCGAACATTTCTTGTGAAACGTGTAGCTATACAGGCCAATGCTGGGAGGGTGAAAGAGGACAAAAGGTTGCAATAGATAGAGCAGTAGAAATTGCAAAAGGTGGTGGGATTGAATGGTAGATGTAATCGTTGCAATGGGCGTTGGCGTACTGATCGGAGCCTTTGGCGTGATCGCCTGGCTCCTGCATGATTAGAAACAGAGGTGAGGGCTATGATCGAGATTGTTAGTGTGGAGCAGAGAGAAGTAACAGACCAGGAAGTTGCTGAAGCAGTAAATACGATTAAGAGGTATTGTGATTGCAGATACTGCTGTGACTGTGTTATCCGGAAAGTATGCCAGGAGTATTTTGATAATGGTGATGGGTATCCGGATGACTGGCCGGAAGTGGAGGTACCAGATGATTGATGAGAAGAGAGTGCTGCAGGTTGCCAAGGAATTAAGCATGAACCCGGACAAGGCCAGAAAGCTCCTGGAGGATGCCAGATCAGAACCGGCAATCATGAAACGGATACATAGATACAAACAGCTTGTGGGAGGTGACAGAGGTGGAAGAAGTCAAGATAACCAGGAAGCTCCTGGACAGTTACAAGAAACTGAAAAGGGAGCTTCCAGTTCTTGAATATGAGTTGAATGAGCTGTGGATGACAGACAAGGGCATGGGGAACAGCGTGATCCTCAATGGCAAATCCGGATCCAAGAAGCCAGAGACAGTAGTTGGTTTTGACTATGAAAAGTATAACCGGCGGAAAAAGACTTTGGCTAAGAAGAAAAAGCAGGTGGCAGTTATTGAGAAATGGATTGATGATATCCCAGACGGTCAGACCAGATGTGTGTTCAAGATGTTTTACCGGGATGGGATGACCTGGGAGAAGATAGCTGCCAAGACCGGATATTTCCAGAGCCCAGACTATCCAAGATTGTATATTCGGGATCCGTATTTGAAAAAGTGTGGGATTAAGTAAAAAATATCGTTTATATCGGATATATCATTGTACAATAACAATGAAGCCGAAGGCTCAGCGGAGCCGGTGGCTTAATTCTTTTAGTGTGGTGAAAAGTTTCTGACAAGCGACCGCCAGGTGTCACAGCCTGGCAGTTGATTTGGTTAGTACCAGACCAAGGCCAAAGGTACTGTTACTGCTTAGCAGTTAAGCGGCGTTTATGTGGTTTGCAGGAAAGGCCCCACCTGTACGATAATCAAGGGAAAAACCTGCTTTGCTGTGACATTCTGGACGGCAACATATCAGGAGCACAGCTACCGGAACATAGCTCAGTGGTAGAGCAGCTGGCTTATATCCAGCGTGTCGGTGGTTCGGTTCCATCTGTTCCGATTGGCTTCGTGAGAAGCTATCCAAACTACATACATTTTTTGCAAACGTCCTGTAGAAATATGGGACGTTTTTGGCGTAAAGAAAGGCTGGAAATAATATGAGCAAAGTGGTAAAATGGATAAAAATGTATGTCGGGAGAAAAATAATGACTAAACCAAACGGACAGGATATAATTAATCATATTAATACACATTGGGTTAATCAAATATGTCCAATGTGTGGTGGAAGAACGTGGAATGTATCTGACAAGATTTTTGAATTACGCGAGTTTAATGACGGTAATTTTGTGCTTGGAGGACCAAATTCATCTATTATACCAGTTATTCCAGTAACTTGTGATAAATGTGGAAATACAATTTTTATAAATGCGCTATCAACTAATTTAATAAAAAAGGAGTAGCGCATGTCTGGAAAAACGAATGATAAAAAGGGTATCTCTACAGTTAAAAATGAAGGGGTTGCTTACGAGACATCATTTACTGGAAACTTCGTTATTTCTGACAAGGGCTCTATTCCAAATGAAACAGAGCAAATGAAGAAGGAATATCATAAGCAAAGATTATGGCAATCCAAAATGGCATTCGGGTTAAGCTTTGGAGGAAGTATTGCAGGTTTTCTGGTTATTATATTTAGTGTAGGATACGGAATGTATACAAAGGATAATCAATGGCCGGGTATTGTAGCTGGTATAGTGGTGGAGGCTGTCTCGGCTTTGTTCTACACATTGTCGAATATGGCAAATGAAAAAATATCTGAATTTTTCAAAGAATTGACTGATGATTCTAAGCTGAAAAATGCATTAGAATTAGCACGAGAAATTGAGGGCGCGGATAGCGTAAAAAATCAATTATACGTGAAACTTTCCTTACATTTATCTGGTATTTCTGAAGAAAAAATTTGTAAAGATTTCAAAGACGTGTGTGACGCAAATAAGAAAGATACATAAGTACACTACCAACAAGGCAGCTCCCCGGGGCTGCTTTTGTTGTACCCAAAACCAACGAAACAGAGGTGATGAGACATGGCCAGAGCGCCGGACAAGAGAATAGAGCAGGCGAAAGAAATGTACCTGCAAGGGCAGAGGTTGGTTGAGATTGCAAGTCAACTGAATCTGCCGGAGGGCACTGTTCGGAGATGGAAGTGTACTCATAAGTGGGAAAACGAACGCTCGGATAAGAAAAGCGAACGTTCGCCTAAAAGAAAAAGAGGCGCTCAGCCAGGAAATAAGAATAGTTCTGGCGGACCGCCTGGGAATAAGAAAGCTGAGAAGTATGGATTCTTCTCCAAGTATCTCCCTGAGGAAACCAGGGAGATTTTTTCTGCGATTGACCAGGCTGATCCTCTGGATCTTTTGTGGCATCAGATACAGCTTGCCTATGCTGCAATCATCCGGGCACAGCGGATCGCCTATGTAAAAGACCAGCAGGATAAAACTATTGAGAAAATCGAAGAAAAAGAGGGCAATGTCATTGGCGAGAAATGGGAAGTACAGCAGGCCTGGGATAAGCAGAGCAACTTCTTGAAGGCTCAGGCCAGAGCCCAGGGAGAACTCCGCAGCATGATCAAGCAGTATGATGAAATGCTTCACAAAAACTGGGAGGCAGCTTCTGAAGAGCAGCGTGTACGGATCGCTCAGATGAAAGCACAGACAGAGCGGTTATCTGTTGATCCGACAGATGGAGATGAGGATGGAGTTGAGATTATAAACGATGCGGACGAGAAAGCAGGTCAGAATATCGGAGATCGTAATACCGAAGTATCTTCCGGTGTTCAATAACAAAGCATATAAGCACATCATCTTAACTTCTGGTCGTGCCGGTACGAAATCCAGTTTTGCAGCCATCCGGACAGACTATCAGATTGTAGCGGATCCACATGGATCAGCGGTGGTTCTTCGCAAGCATCATAACAAGCTTCGGAAGACAGTCTACAAGGAAATGCTCCGAGGTATCAACCGGCTTCAGATTCCAAAGAACCGGTTTTATATTACTAAAAGTCCTATGGAGATCACATACAAAAAATATAACACCACAATCTACTTTTCCGGATCTGATGGCATTGACGACACAAAAGGTATCATTGATGAGGATAAGCCTATTAAGCTGGTTGTCCTGGATGAGTTGACAGAGTTTTTTGATGATGGAGAAGGCGAGGACGAGCTTGCCAACATAGAAGCAACATTCGTCCGTGGAAATAAAGCAGGTTTCCAGATGATCTATTTGTACAACCCGCCAAAGAATCCGAATGCTCCTGTGAACCTCTGGTGTAAGAAGATGGAACAGCGATCAGACTGCATTCACATACATACCGATTACAGGGACGTTCCTGTTGCCTGGCTCGGACAGGATCTGATCGATTCTGCTGAAGCTATGAAAGCAGTGGATCCGAAGATGTACCGCTGGACATGGCTTGGCGAACCAGTCGGAGTAGATGAGCTGATCTATTACATGTTTTCTGATCGGAACAGGAAAAAGCCAGAGCCTGGCAGAAGTTATGATCGGGCATTTATCGGTGGTGACTACGGACAGCAAAATGCCACCACTTATCAGGCGTTCGGGCTTGATACGTACAGACAGAAGTTTCCTGGCCTTGGAGAGTATTATCACAGCGGACGCGATTCCGGAACACAGCGAAGCCCTTCAGAGTATGCACAGGATCTGGTTGAGTTTATGAATGATTTGCATGAGGAATATGGGATCAAAGCCTTTTATGTATGCCTGGATCCATCTGCAAAAGGTCTCCAGGAGGAAATCAGAAGAGCAACCAGATCTGGCTTGGATTACAGCGTTCTGATCAGAGACGCAGACAACGACGTAGCTCTTGGTATCAGCCGTGTGCAGAAAGCTTTTGTCTTTGATATTTTGAGCATTTCACCGAAACAGGAGAATCTGATCAGAGAGCTTGGAACTTATGAGTATGACAAGAAGTCCATTGAAAAAGGCAAAGAGGTGCCGATTAAGGAAAATGATCACGGAGTTGATGCGTTACGTTATGCAGTAATGATGGCGTGGCGGTATATAAAGCAGTGGCTTCCGACCGAAATAATAGATGACAAAGAATATATCGTGGATATTGCGAGAAAGGAGGTTGAAGAGGATGGATATATTTAGTTATTTCCAGAAAAAAGGAATTGATACCGTGGATAAGTCTTTCTACAGGATGATTGCTGTGTGGGAAAGCTGGTACAAAGGAAAGGTACGAAACTTTACCTTTTACCGGGTTTATTCCGGACAGGGAACTTATTCCAGAAAGCAGAGAAAAAGCCTTGGAATGGCAAAAAAACTTTCTGAGGATATCGCGGATCTGCTGCTGAATGAGCGCGTGCGGATCACTCTCTCAGATGAGTCTACGGGAGCATTCGTGGAGAAAATCCTACAGCAGAATCATTTCCTGGTACTGGGAAACGATTACCAGGAACGAAAAGCATATTCCGGAACAGTAGCATATATTCCCTATCTGTATGATGCAGAAGCAGATGGAGAAGGCAGAATCCTGCCTGGAACTGGAAAGATTGGGATTGACTATGTGAGTGCAGCCAATATCTTCCCGATCAGCTGGAGCAACGGGAAAGTGACAGAGTGTGCATTTACATTCCAGAAGACGGTAGCCAGGAAAAAATATGTGCAGGTTCAGATCCACAGACTGGAAGAGACTGAGAATGGAATGCAGTATGTAATTGAAAACTGTGTACTGGAATGCCAGCAGGGCAGCCAGGAAGGCAAAGAACTGAAGGAAGAGGAATGGAAGCTGCTGTCTCCGTTTCGTTATCTTCCTGCAAGGATTGAAACCGGTTCACCTGAGCCACAGTACGTGATTGACCGTCTGAATATTGTGAACAACGCAGACGAGGACGAGAGCAATCCCATGGGCATTGCAATTTATGCAAATGCCATTGATGTACTGAAAAAGCTGGACATTGAGTATGATTCCTATACCAATGAGTTTGATCTGGGGCGCAAGAGGATATTTGTTGCACCTGAGATGGTCAAGAATGTTGATGGCAGCCTGGCTTTTGACCCGGAAGACGCTGTGTTCTATCAGCTCCCGGATAATTATGATAAGGACAAAGAAGGGCTGATAAAAGAAATCAATATGGATCTCAGGGCAGACGAGCATTCCAAGGCCATCAATGATGATCTGAATTATCTTTCTTTGAAATGTGGTTTCGGAACTGAGAGATACAAGTTTGACTGCTCCGGTGTGAAGACTGCTACAGAAGTCATTTCAGAAAACTCTGATATGTACCGAATGATCAAAAAGCATGAGGTTATTCTGGAAGACGTTCTGAAGGAACTGGTGAAGATCATTATCAGATTGGGAATTGTCCTGGGAAATCAGCTAAATCCAGAAGCTGAGGTAACAATTGATTTTGACGATTCCATTATTGAGGACAAGGAAGCAGAACGGCAGTCGGATCGTCAGGATGTAGCCATGGGAGCTATGCCGCTCTGGGAGTACCGTTCTAAGTATTATGCAGAGACAGAAGAGCAGGCGAAAAAGAATGTTCAGCAGCCAGAAGAGACGGTGATTGAATGACACAGGGAGAGATTGAAAAACTCACAGTAAAAGTCAGCAACATTTTCTCAGAACTGGAAGTCCGGATCATGACAGATATTGTCCGAAGGATCAAAGAAAATGGTTTTGCGAGTGCTTCTGTAGACTGGCAGATCAGCAGGCTACAGCAGTTGGGAATGGCAGAGGAAGATATCCGTGGATGGATCCAGAGCGCATTACAGGCAACGGATGCAGAGATGGACAGGATATTTTCTGATGAGGTGTACAAACAGTATTACGAGCAGGAGCATTTCTTTAAACTTGCCAGAATGCAGCAGATTCCGCTTGAAGAAAATTTTGTGCTTCAGCAGTTGATCAAGGCAACCAAGAAACAGCTCCAGGGAGAATATAAGAATCTGACCAGTTCCATGGGATTTGCCATCCGTAATCCGGCAACTGGCAAGATCCAGTCTTCGCCCTTGATGGATTATTACAGATCTACCATGGACCAGGCTGTTATCGATATTAAGTCAGGGGCATTTGATTACAATACAGTGCTCAAACGGACTGTGAATCAGATGACGGCCTCTGGGCTTCGGTACATAGAATATGATTCTGGACATCGGGATAGAATTGACGTGGCAGCCAGGAGAGCAATCCTCACAGGTTTCCGGCAGGTGCAAAGTCAGATTATGGAACAGGTAGCGGAGCAGCTGGGAACAGATACATTTGAAGTCAGTTATCATGTTGGAGCCAGACCTACGCATCAGCCATGGCAGGGTAAGGTATGGACTCGACAGGAACTTGTTTCTGTGTGCGGACTTGGTGAGGTAACAGGTCTGAAAGGCATTAATTGCTATCACGATTATAAACCATTCCCTCCTGGATCTGTGCGGACGTATACAGATGAACAGCTCCGGAAAATGCTTGATGCTGAGAACACCCCCAAAGAGTACAACGGAAAGCAGTGCACCACCTATGAAGCCCTTCAGCAGCAGAGAAAGATGGAACGTGGCATGCGCGCCCAGAGGCAGAAAATAAAACTACTTCAAGAGGGCGGAGCTGATGAACAGAAAATAATCCTGGCAAAAGCCAAGTACCAGGGGCAAATACAGACCTACAAGGATTTCTCAGAGAAGATGAAACTTCCAGAGCAGAAAGCCAGAATCATGCAGGATGGTCTGAAAGGGAAGTTCATGCCAACAAAAGCAGAGCAGAAAGTTCTTGAAGAATCTGCTATAAATGATAAAATAAAGGCAGAATTATCAGAGGCAAAAATAAAGGGCATTCCTAAAATAAATCCAGATAAGATAGATGTTTCGAAATTTACATTTGATAACAGTCATATAAATGAGGTAAGAGAACATGGAGTTACCAGAGCTGAGGCAGAACAATTTATCAAAGAATCTGATATTTCACTTACACGGTGGAATGGACGATTTATTAACTACTATGGTCCGAATGGTGCTACATATGTGGATACAGAGAATAATAACATTCGGACAGCCTTTAAAAAAGAACAATTTGATGCTCCAACACTAAAAATCAGGGAGGTGGCAGAGAAATATGGCATTAAAAAAGATTGAATGTCCATTAATGGAGAAAGAAATTGATGATGGGATATGTTTTGACATTCATATGAATGTCGAGGGTCTGGCACCTGACTGGACAATCCCAGATGAGGTATTGAAGAAGATGGATTATAAAAATATTTGTTTGAACTGTCCGAATCATAGAGACGACTGATACCACTGATCAGAAATGGTTGGTGGTATTTTTATATGCAAAATTTGCGCCAGCGCAACAGGAGGTAAAGATGATAGAAGTAGCGATTACTTCCACGGGAATCCACATGAATGGTCACGCAAACAGATCAGTAAATGGTCAGGATATTGTGTGTGCTGCCATTTCCGCATTGACCTGCAATCTGATCAATTCCCTGGAAGAACTGACAGATAACCGGATAAGAGCTGACACCGATTCCGGAAAGACAATCATTGAATGGGAGCATCTGGATGAAAGAGGACAGCTCCTGGTAGACTCCTGGTTCCTCGGGCTGACAGCCATTAACCAGGAATACAATTGCATAGAGTTTATTTAACCAGCGCAAAATCTACGCTGGTTTTATTATGCCCAAAACATGAAGGCGGTAAAAGCTGTGGGTGCCTGTCGAGGCAATACGGAGGTAAAGAAAAATGAGATATAAACTTATGAATTTACACATTTTTGACGAAGGTGGAGATGGCGGAAACGCCGGTGCCGGAAACCAGAGCGGAAATGGTGGGACTGGTGGCAGCGGCCAGAGAGGAAGCGCTGGATATACATTTGAACAGGCAGAAGAGATTGCCAATAACAGAGCTGAAAAAGCTACACGCGCGGCACTTGCGGATTTCTACAGGAAACAGGGGCTGAGTGAAGATCAGATCACAACAGCCATTGCTGATTTTAAGGCAAAGCAGAAGGCACAGCAGCCAGATGTGGACGCTCTCACACAGGAGCGGGATGCAGCACGGCAGGAAGCACAGCAGCTGAAGAATGAAAAGGTATTATCTTCCAAAGGCGTAAAGGCTGAGGACATGGATTATGTTCTTTTCAAGGTCAATAAGCTGGTGGATGATAAGACGGATTTTGCAAAGGCGGCAGATAAATTCCTGAAAGAAAACCCAAGATATACAGGAACCGGTACTTACAGAGTATCTACTTCTACTGGATCTGATAACCAGGATACTGGTGGAAACATGAACATGACGATCAATGACCGGATTCGTGCTGCCGCCAGAAGATGATGGAGGAAGTTGAAAGATGAGAAATAAATACATTATGAATTTACACATTTTTGATACTGATGTAAACATTATTGACCGTTCCGGTGCAGAGTCCTTGATTCCGGTACAGGAATCCAATGAGATTATACAGGGCGTTATTACCCAGTCCGCTGTGCTCCAGAGAGGGCGCAGGCTGCCAAACATGACATCCAGACAGTACAAAATGCCGGTACTTGATATGCTGCCGATTGCATATTTCGTTAATGGTGACACCGGCCAGAAAAAGACTACCAAGATGGCATGGGACAAAAAATTCATTACTGCTGAAGAAATTGCAGTAATTGTTCCAATCCCGGAAGCTGTCCTGGATGATTCTGAGTATGATATCTGGGCGGAAGTCAGACCAAGAGTCATTGAGGCATTTGGAAAGAAGATTGACGGTGCAATCCTTTTTGGAGATGACAAGCCGTCTTCCTGGAGAGCTGATGTTGTGGCAACTGCGACTACAGCGAAATCTGTAGTTACACTTAATACTGGAGATGATCTGTATGACAAGATTATGGGAGAAGACGGTTCCATTGCAAAGATTGAGGGAAGTGGCTACTTCGTAAACGCTCATATGGCAGACATTTCCATGAGAGCGAAATTGAGAGGTCTGAAAAATGCCAATGGTGATCCTCTGTTCAAGAGCGACATGCAGAGCGGCACCAATTATTTTCTGGATGGCAGCCCGATGAACTTCCCGAACAATGGTTCCTTTGACAAGAGCAAAGCGTTGATGATCTCCGGTGATTTTTCACAGCTGGCTTATTCCATCCGTCAGGATATCACCTTTAAGCTGTTTACAGAGGGTGTTGTCCAGAATACTGACGGCTCCATTGCATACAACCTTATGCAGAATGATATGGTTGCGCTCAGAGCTGTTATGAGACTCGGATGGGAGATTCCAAACCCGATCAACAGCGTAGAGAAGGACAAAACAAAGAGATGTCCGTTCTCTATTCTGAAAGCTGGCGCCTGATAAGGATGTGATGAAGCATGTACGCCTCTTACAATTACTATGAATCCGGCTATCTGCTTGGACGGGATCCAAAGCTGTCAGAGGATGACTTTCCATTCTGGGAAAAACAGGCTGAGCGTGTGCTGAACCAGTACACATTCAGCCGCCTGGTTTCCAATTTCGGGCTTATAACAGATGAAGTGAAAGACTGCACCTGTGAGCTTGCAGAGCTTCTGTATCAGGCAGATAAGAGCGCACAGCAGGCAGCGGAGCAGGGTGGTATTTTACAGTCCTATTCCAATGACGGGGAATCCGGAACTTTTGATGTGTCCCAGTCTACCTTCACAGAAGAGGGAAAGGCAAAGAAGACCAGGGAGATCGTTTACAGATATCTAGGTAACACGGGACTCTTGTATACGGGGGTGTGAGTATGAACCAGAATTACATTCATACCATCACTTTATACAACCGGATCCAGGCTGCAGATAGTGAAGACCGGAAGGAGCACTGGAAGCGGACAGTGCTCCATAACTGTTTCTGGAAAGCACAAGTGAATACGGGCTTTAACGGCACCCAGGCAAGTGTCCAGAATACTTACGCGGTGCGGATTCCTAAAGATAACAGATACCTACCCTATGCAGAATACAAAGATTCTCTGGAAGAACATTTCACAGCTTCTCAGGGCGACATTGTGATTTATGGGGAATGCCTGGATGAGATCACGGGAGTTTCTGGTCAGACTGCAGCACAGGTACTGAACCGGCATAAACCGAATGCGTTCAAAGTAACAGCATTCTCTGACAACACCAGTTTCCCCTTGGCAAAGCATTACAGACTGGGAGGCTGATACCATGAAAGTAAAATTTGAATGGAATGATCCTCCTGATCGGATTGCAAAAAAGAAGCTGGGCGGACAGCCGGGCATGCTTTCCCTGGCGACGACTGCAGCACGTTTCATGGATCCTTACGTGCCGGCGGATAACCTGGTACTTGCACAGAATGTAGATATCACGGCGGATGAGGATGCAGGATACATCACCTATAACAGCCCCTATGCCCATTACCAGTACATGGGTGAGCTGTATGGTCCGAATATCCCGATCTTTGATGGCGAGGAGCTGATGGGCTTCTGGTCTCCACCTCATAAGAACCCGACAGGCAGAAAGCTGAAGTACAATACTTTTCGTCATCCTCTGGCAACAGATCACTGGGATCAAGCTATGATGACTGCAAGGAAAGAAGACCTGGCAAAGTCTTATGAAGAATATCTGAAGCTGGGAGGAAGAGTATGACAAAGCATGATGCGATAAAAGCATATTTTGAACCAAAGGTCAGCGAGCTTGCCGGTGACATGCTGAACTTCAACTTTTCCCCTGAATCGGAGGACAGCATTTCACTGATCACAAATTATTCTGACAAGGTGAAAAAGAAATATATTACCGGCGATGTCCTGAAGGAATACGGCTTTACCATTGTGATCGTCAAATCTTATTCTTCTTGCCAGGATGATCTGAACCTGGAAGCCATGAACTTTGCGCAGGCTTTTATGGACTGGCTGGATCAGCAGAATGACAGCAAGGATTTTCCAGACTTCGGGGAAGAATGCGAGATCCAAAAGATGGAGAATCTCCAGAACATGCCCAATCTGTCCGGGGTGAACCAGGACGGGACAATGGCAAGATACATGATACAGGCAAGAGTTATTTACAAAGAAAGGAAAAAGAGAACATGAAGTTAGAAAGAGAAGCATTAGCACATTTCCTGGACACTTCCTGGGGAAGTGATCCGGCAAAAGCTGCATGGGAAATTCTGGGTGAGGACATTGACGACATGTCTGTAGATCTGAATCCGGATACAGAAACTAAAGAGAACATTCTTGGCAAAACCAAGGTTACCGACAAAGGCTACCAGCCATCCATGAGTGCAGATCCATTCTATGCGGATCCAGCATCAAAACTTTATCCAAAGATCCGTGAGATTGCCATGGGACGTTTAAAAGGTGACGCCTGCAAGACTCTGATGCTGGAGGTTATTGTAGAGGACACAGAAGCTGTTAAACATCTGGCTTATGCACAGGAAGTACTGGTAAAACCACAGTCTTACGGAGGCGGTACTGAGGGCGTTAATTTCCCGTTCAATGTTCATGAGAATGGAGCAAGAACAAAGGGATATGTAACTGCGGAGTCTCTTAAGACTGGAAATCCGGTATTTGCGGATGGAGAGATCACAGGGTAATAAGTGAAAATGTTAACGGGAGCATGTCGCGGACGTGCTCCCTATTTTAGGAGGTAATCATGGAACAGATACAGAACCAGGAAACAAACACAATTGTCATTGATGACGGAAGTAAGGAGTATGACATAAAGAATCATTACGGTGAGAATCTGGCAGTTTTCCGCTTCCGTCCGGCAGACACAAACATCATTTCCAGATATGAGGAAGTGCAGCAGTATTTTGCAAACTTTACCACAGATGAAAAGGAAACTGTGACTGAATGCGAACAGAGGGTGATTGAAAAAATGGATTACTTGATGGGAGCTGATACCGGTTCCACCTTCTTTTCTATCCTGGGACCGTTTTCTCCAATGGCAAACGGAAAATTATTTGTAGAAGTGTGCATGGACACTTTGTGTGATGTGATCAACAAAGAGTTTGACGTCCGGATCAAGAGAACCCAGAGCAGGGTGAGCAAGTATACCCAGAAGTACCAGCAGCATAAGCCGAACTACACAAAGAAGCGCCGCCGTCATGGATGATATGTGGAATCTTCCCAGGTCAATTGAGCTGGGCGGCGAGCAGTATGAGGTACGGACTGATTTTCGGGCAATCCTGGATATCCTTCGGGCCATGGCAGATCCGGAACTGAACGAAGAGGACAGGATTGAAGTTCTGTTTGATATCTTTTTCTGGAATGCAGAAGAGATCCCACATGAATATCTGCAGGAGGCCATTGACAAAGCGTTTGAATTTATTAACTGCGGAATCAGTGGTGAGGGGAAAAACAAAGCCCGGTTGATGGACTGGGATAAGGATTCTCCCCTAATTGCTTCTGCAATCAATAAAAACATGGGAAAAGATATCCGGTCTGTGAAGTACATGCACTGGTGGACGTTCATGGGTGCATACATGGAAATCTCAGAAGGGCTTTTCCATGAGATTCTTCAGATCCGCCAGAAGAAAATGAACGGCAAGAAGCTAGAAAAATGGGAACTGGAATTTTACCAGAAGAATAGAAAGCTGATAGATCTCCAGGGTGAGACAAAGAAAAGGTCAGCTGAGGAAGAGGCAGCGCTTAAGGAACTGTTTGGATTGAAGAGGTGAGAACATGGCAGACGGAACAATTACTCTCGAAACAAAGGCAGATGAAAAAGGTGTAAAGGTCGGAATGAAGGAAATAGAGGCTTCTGTCAAGCGCATGTCTTCCTCTGTGGAAGGTCTTGGGGAAAAGGCTAAGATCGCCCTTCAGAAGCAGCTGGATTCCCTTTCCAAACTGAATAACCAGTATGGGCAGCAGGAACAAAAGGTGGAGGCTCTGAGAAAGAAGCTGAAGGAACTTTCTGATCAGAAAATTGAGACTGAAGAATACAAGCGCCTTGGGGCTGAAATCAAGAAATTGGACAATGAGTTCGAAAAGGTGGAACAGAAGCAAAGGGAATGGCTTGATATGGGATTCCCGGCAGACTCCATGAAAAATCTGGATGACCAACTGGATGAAATCTGGGCGAAGATGGACAAGCTCCAGAAGAAACAGGCTGAAATGAAAAGTTCTGGCATTGCCTACGTGAATCCGCGCAGTCTTTCTGAATATCAGAGCACGGCTTCCAGGCTTACTGTGGAAGAAATGCGCCTGGATGATATGAACAATCGTTTAAATACTTCTTTTGCCACTACAGAAATGAAATTAAAGGAATGCGGCGAAGAAGCTGCCAGATCGTCCTCTAAATTCAGTGGACTTGCAGAATCAGCCCGGCGTTTTGCTGAAAAGTTAAAGCAATCCGGAATCACCGGCATGAAGCAAAAACTCCATGAACTTTGGCAGGCCCTTGATAAGCTGATGTCAAAATTCATGCAGTTTGCATCCAGAGCAATCGTTGGCGGTCTGCAGAAAATTTCCAGCGGTATCTTTGGCATCCATAAATCAGCAAACAAGAGCACTTTGTCCCTTAAGAAGCTGATGAAATATGTATTTGGGATCCGCACCCTGTTTGCATTATTCAATAGGATTAGAAGTGCAGCTACGGAGGGAATACAGAACCTTGCACAGCACGATCTGCTTACCAATACAGGGAAAGTAAATCAGAGTCTGTCAGAATTGCAGTCGGCGCTTACCCAGCTGAAAAACAGTTTTGCCACAGCTTTTGCACCAATTCTTACAACGGTGTCGCCTATCCTGGTAAGTTTCATCAATCTCATATCTCAGGCAGTAACACGTGTAGGAATGCTGATCGCGGCACTTACCGGGCAGAAAACTTTTGTCAAAGCAATTGCAGTCCAGGAGAATTATGCAGCCAGTCTGGATAAGACGGCGAACAGCGCCAAGAAAGCAGCAAAAGCATTACAAGGTTATCTCAGCCCGATTGATGAGATCAACCGATATGATGACGGCAGCAGTTCTGATTCCGGAACTGGATCCGGAGGAGGTTATACCGGTCCGTCTGCAGGCGATATGTTCGAAGAAGTTCCTATCGAAAGCTCCCTGAAAGGGATTGCAGATAAGATCAAGGAACTGATCCAGAACGAAGACTGGGAAGGTCTTGGTGCGTATATTGCAGATGGAATCAATAAAGGTCTTCAGAAGATTTATAACGTCATTAACTGGGATAATGTTGGTCCTGAGGTTACCAGGTTTATTACTGCATTTACCGCAACATTCAACAGCCTGGTGAAACACATTAACTGGGATCTGATGGGACGGACGCTTGGTGCAGGAGTCAACACCTTAGTAAATTCGTTGAACCTACTGATTGGAAATGGTGGCATTGACTTTAATAAAATTGGTTCCAGTATTGCGAAAGGGCTTCGCGGAGCTATCAGGGAAATTAACTGGACGTCCCTTGGAGAACTGCTTGGAAATAAATTCATGATTTCCTGGAGAATGTTATCCGGATTTGTGAACGAAATGTCCAGAAAGAATGATGCAGGCATAACCGGCTGGACAGAACTTGGAAAAGCTGTCGGCAAGGCTATGACAGGAATATTCAGTAAGATTAGTTTTACGGACATTGCAAAAGCACTGGTAGGTGTGATCAACGGGGCATTTGAAACCTTAGCTGGTTTTGACAATGAATTTGACTGGAAGAGCTTCCAGGAGAATCTGAAATCCGGCATCCAGACCATGGTCAATGGCATTGACTGGAAAGGAAACGGAAAAGCCTTTGGTGACTTCCTTTCTCATCTGTGTGATTGCATCACCGCAGCCATTGATAACGGTACCTTCCAGAAACTGGGAGAAGGAATTGGGGAGTTTCTTGCAGAACTGCCCTGGGGAAAATTGCTTAAGACTACAGCAAGTGTATTGATAGACGGACTTGGCGGAGCTTTGGACGGTCTTTGGAGAAGTAGCTTGGCAGGAAAGATAACAGCAGGCCTTATTGTTGCCTTTGGTGCGGTGAAAGTGGCGCAGATAACCGGTCTTGATCATCTGGCAGCTTACTTGATCGGACACCTGGCAACTAAGCTTATAAGCGCTGAGAATACAGCGGCGCTCACAGATGGCGTGGAGACGGTACTGGGAAACGCTTTGAAAGGTGCAACTGGGGCTGCATCAGATTTTGCAGCTGCTCTTGGTCCATTGGTTGGAACTGCAGGTTTGATCATAGCCGTGGGAGGTGCAGCAACTGTTGCAACTTCTGAACTAGCAGGATTTGTGGAAACCATGCAGGGCGGTAATGGCATTGGCAGTACATTTGGCAATACCATGAATAATTTTATTCAGACCTTACAGCACAGGGGAGACATTATTTCTGGATCTGCAGAGGAAATCTGGCAGTTGAAAGAAAGTCTGGAACAGGAATGCATGACCGCCGAGGACAAGGCAAGGGCCACCCAGAAGCTGATTGATAAGCTTGGCGAGATGGGCGTTACATCTGACCAGGCAGAGCAGGCATTTTCCTTGTTGTATCAGCAGGGACTGATCACAGATGACATGCTTGATATTTTGTCAGAATCGATTAAGACTCTGGATAATAACACAACCAATATGGCAGGCTCTATTGAGTTTGGAAATGAGAAGATTGAAGAAGGCAGCCAGCTTTATAACGATATGAAAGTAGCTATCGGAAACATAACAAACCAGCTCCATCTTGGCATTGATGCACAAGGGTCTCTGAATAATGCACTTGATAATACCACGGATGCGGGTGGCACGGCGCAGGAAGCATATAAAGCAATTATGGATACAGCAGAGCAGCTTGGAATTAACACGGAATCTGTTGCCAAAATATTTGCAGAGAGATTTCCAGATGCTGTCCGCGAGACCGAATCCAGCACGAAGACTTCTATGGATAACACCAAAAAATCTGTTGAAACTGGAATGGGTGCAGCTTCTGCAGCAATAGGTAATGCCATGTCCGGAATTAAGACGGATACAGAAAAGGCAATGTCAGAGACTGAGCGTTCTGTATTGGATCATACAGGGAATATCAGCACGGCAACGGTAACAAACTGGGGAAATTCAGCAGAAGAAGTAGATAAGAATCTCGATCAGATGAAGCAACACGCAAATTTAAAACTGGGAGAAATGCACAAAACGGTAGAAAGCCATTTTTCAAGTCAGTACAATACCATGACAAAAAAATGGGAACGTGCGCGAGATCGTATTGAACAGATTATTTCTGAAATGATCCGCAACATGAATATAAGCCTTGAAGGACTTGCTGGAAATATGGAACCAGTTGGAACAAGAATAGGAAATAATCTGTTATCTGGGATTTCAAGCGGAATCAGAGGAATAACAGATACCCTGAATGATGTTATTAGAAAAGTAAACACTACGGTCGGTAATATCAACAACACCATAGGTAATATTGAGAGAGGTTTTACATTCTCCTACAATGTACAGTTGCCAAATGGCGGTCGTAGATGGGGCAATTACAGCTTAAATTTGCCAAGGGTAAACACAGTGCCATACCTGGCAACAGGAGCCGTGATCCCGCCAAGAAGCGAGTTCCTGGCAGTACTGGGGGATCAGAAGAACGGTAGGAACCTGGAAGCTCCGGAAAGCCTGATCCGGCAGATTGTAAGGGAAGAAACTGGTGGTAAGCAGGGAAACAATACCTACAATGTTTCCGTGTCTGCTTCCGGAAGAAATCTCCTGGATATTGTACTGGAAGAAGGAGAACTGAGAAGAAACCGGAACGGAGGAAGAAATCCGTTTAAGCTTGATGATTAGGAGGTGCTTGGATGGCAGAAGAATGTTTTAAAATTGATGGAGTCGCAATTGCGGCTCCTGAAACTTATAAACCGGTGTTTTCCACAACAAGCACCAAAAGCACAAAGCGTGATCAGTCGCTGACCATGCATAATTCCGTTATGGGTACAATTAGCGGATATGACCTTGTGTGGGGAGAACTTACCTGGGAAGAAATCGCAGCAATCTTGAATGTTCTCATTGATAAGAAGAGCTTCACATTCCATCACAAAGATCCCAGGATTCCGGGAAAATGGATTGACGCTGAATTTTATTGTTCCGATTACAACATGAATGCGCAGACCCTGGAAAAGAACAATGAAAAATGGACAGGCCTGTCAATCAACATAAGGAGGAAAAAAAAATTATGATCAATGTATCTGATCAGCTCCTGAAAGAGTCAAAAGAAAACCAGGATTATTATGTAACAGCAAATGTTACTCTTGCAGATGGGACAAACCTTCCGCTTAAAAAAGAAGACTTTTACCTGGATGGAAACGGAATCGTGGATTCAGCAGACAGCAGCAGTTTCCCTGTAGGTGTGGCAATTGAAAAGACAGCTACAATATCCCTGGTAAATGATGAGGGACAGTTTTCGGGATATAGTTTTAACAGGGCGGTATTTGCAATATACATGAATCTGGAATTATCAGATGGAAAAGTGGAGACCTTCAAAAGAGGGTCTTTTATTGTGTGCAAAAAGCCTGCTGTTGATGAGGAAATAAACCTTACACTGCTGGATTACATGAGTAAAACGGACAAAAGTTATGAAACCAATCTTACTTTTCCCTGTACTGCCGGGGAAGTCCTTTGTGACTGCTGTCAGGCATGTGGGATTTCCCTGGGAGATGCAGCGTTTACAAATGATGATTTCCGCGTCATGCAGAAGCCGACCAGTACGACATACAGGGCTGTGATCGGAATGGTGGCTGCTCTTGCTGGTGGTAATGCGCGGATTGATGAGAATGATCTTCTGAGGATTGTTACCTACCAGGCAGCACCTAAGGTAGTGGAGCTTGTGGAAACACCCTGGCTAGATACCCAGGGAAACAGTATCTGTGATACGGAAGGAAATCAGATCATCATGACCAGGGAGGATGCGACTATTGGTCTGGATCTTTCCGAGGGCATTGATGACGTGCAGACGGATACTGATATTATCACAGTTACCGGAGTGAAATATACAGAAGACAAACAGGATTATGTATACGGAACCGAAGGGTATATGATCAATCTGAAAGAAAATCAGCTGCTTGCTAGAAACGTCGAGGACGGTGTGAACCGTATCGGACGGATTCTGGTTGGTTTCCAGATCCTTTCGTTTTCTTTAAGTAGTGTACCAATCGGATACGCAACTTTTGGTGATGCAGTCCAGTTCGAAGATTACCGTGGAAATGTGTACCGGTCCTATGCAACTGACATTGAATTTCTGTTCGCGGATTCTACCAATTTTTCTTGCAAAGCAAAGAGCATGGAGTCCCAGGGAGCAGAATATCCGGATGAAAACAAAGTTCTGGTAGAGCAGGTAAAAGAGGATGCTCGTCAGAAGATGACTGCTTATGATATCAAACTGAAGCAGATGAATGAACTGGCAGCCAATACCCTTGGCTTTTATTATACGGATGAAGAACAGGACGACGGCTCCGTGATTTCCTACCGTCATGATAAGCCTACTCTGGAAGAATCGCAGGTTATTTACAAAAATGGGATTGACGGATTTTTCCTTTCCACAGATGGAGGGGAGACCTGGAAAGCCGGTTTTGACTCCAATGGGGATGCAGTATTTAATATCCTGTATGCCATTGGTATTCAGGCAGAATGGATCAACACAAGAGGTCTGAAAGCCCAGGACAATGACGGAAACACCACTTTTGAAGTAAATGCAGATACCGGGGAGGTATCGATTAACAGCAATCGTTTTTATCTGGGAGATACTTCTTTAGCTGACAAGCTTAAGGGAATGGATAACAACATAGCTGCAGCTAAAAATATGACTCTGCAACTGAGTAATGAGTACCAGGCAATTTCAGTTGACTCAGATGGCAATTACAGTACATTTCCATCTGGGATTACTACAAAGCCGACAGTAATGTATGGTTCAAAAGATATTACGGCAGATTGTACTTATACGGTTACAAAGTCAGAAGGTGTCACTGGTGTCTGGAACAATGCATCCAAGACATTCACAGCAACCGGACTGACAGTAGACAACGGATGGGTTGAAATCCAGGCAGTATATCTGCAGGTGCTGGCTGTGACAAAGAGACTTGTTCTGACAAAACTGCATGCTGGTCCCAAAGGAGATAAGGGACTGGACGGTCTCCAGGGACCAAAAGGAGACCAAGGCATACCGGGACCACAAGGTCCAAAAGGAGAACAGGGAATTGCCGGGGCACCAGGAACAGATGGGCGGACGCCGTATTTGCATATCAAATACGCTCCTGTCAAAAATCCAACATCTTTGCAACTTACTAAAACCCCAGATGTGTATATTGGTACATATACGGACTTTGAAATAAATGATAGTACGGATCCAAAAAGGTACACATGGGCGCAATTTAAAGGAGATCAAGGTGTACAGGGTCCAAAAGGCGAAAGCGGAAAACCATCTTATACATGGATAAAATATGCCTCAATGCCAAACGGCGAAGATATGTCGGAAAGCCCAGATACTGTTCCATGGATTGATACAGATGGGAATACAATATGTGATACTGTAGGAAATCCAATCTATCTGGAGCCAGAATATGTTGCGTATATCGGAATTGCAAATAATAAGGAAACGCCAACGGAAAGTGATAATCCGGCTGATTATACATGGACCCGATACAAAGGCGCTGATGGGGAAAACGGTTCTGATGGCAAGGATGGAGCAGACGGAAAAGATGGAAAAACAAGTTATACACACATTGCCTATGCGAATTCTGCGGATGGAAAAACAGATTTCTCTGTGTCGGACAGTAATCGTGAGTATATCGGTATGTATGCGGATTTTACCGAGCAAGATAGTACTAATCCAGATGATTACGCGTGGACACTTGTAAAAGGCGCGAATGGCGCACAAGGTATCCCTGGAAAAGCAGGTGCGGACGGAAAGACGCCATATTTCCACATAGCTTATGCGAATAGTGCTGACGGAAAAACTGGCTTTGATGTAGTTGTCAGTGCCGGAAAGCAGTATATTGGCCAATATACTGATTACGACACGCCGGATGATTCCATTGACCCGACAAAATATAGCTGGACGAAGATAAAAGGTGAACAGGGTGATAAAGGAGAACAAGGTGTACCTGGCAGGACATATTTTATCGAGCTTTCATCTAATATCCTAAAACGAGGTCAGAATGACAAGGTTGTACCAAGTACAATTACGGCAAAAGCTTATTATCGAGATGGTGACAGTGCTACAAGAACGGCATATTCCGGTAGATGGTATGTGCAGACTTCCATGGATGGCTCTACATTTACAAACGTATTGGTTTCAACTGTAAATGAGCCGAGTAAAAGTTATACTGTTAGCTCACTGGATAGAAGCATTGTGTCTGTTAGATTTATCCTGTATGCAGCAGATGGAACTACAAATCAGCTGGATATGCAATCTGTCCCTGTGGTGATAGATGTGGACGCACTTACCCATGAAGAGATATTTAATCTTCTTACAAATAATGGTTCCGTGAAAGGAGTTTATAAAGAGGGCAACCAGTTATATTTTTCGTTCACCTATGCAAAAGGCGGAACATTGAAGCTTGGCGGTCCGAATAATGGATATGGCACCTTTGAGGTGTATGACGCGAATGGAAATATAATAACTCAAATAGATAACTCGGTTGGGTTTAAAAACTTCAAGGGAAAAGAGTGGTTCCAGATAAACGAATCAGTAGCTACGGCTGGTTACGATTCACCCCTTGTTCATGGGCTTCTCGATTTGTCCGCGCAATACTCTGATGGATATTGGACTGTTTTGGAGAGTAAACAAGCTGGTCTTCTTCTGAAGACTGTATCCAGAATGAAAGTTGAGACAACCGGAAGCAGTTCTCTGACTCTCAATGTGCCAGAAATGCCTAAGCTTATAACTGGTAGTAACTTAGGAAAGAATGGAAATGGAGATGTCGGAACAATTGCATCATCCTCTATGCATTATAAAGTACTCGGGAAAACAGTAAAAGAAGACGAACTAGAAGACCTATATAGAGTCAAGGTAATCTGGGCGAAATACAAAGATGGATATCTTATGGAGCAAGACGAACGGTGTGGAAAAGAAATGCCAATGTTCATTGCAGAGGATATTGACCGCAGGTTCCCGATTGCCGTTGACCATGACGAAAAAGGACGTGCTGAGAACTGGAACTACCGTATTATGATTCCCTGTATGTTCGCCATGTTGAAGAACGAGCATGAGAAAGTCAAAGATATACAATCTGAGCTTGATTCCGTGAAAGCGGAGCTAGAAGAATTGAAACAACTTATCAAACAACATATTTCAACGGAGGTATAAGACTATGGCAAATAACAATTGGAACAACTACACCGAAAAAACAGCAACACCAGTAGACGCAGACGAAGTGATGGTTCGTGATTCTGCAGATGGAAAGAATAAAAAACTCCTTTTTGGTACTTTCTGGAAGTGGGTAGCTAAGAAATTAAATGAGGCTACCATTTCGGAATTGCAGACTAGCAATAAAACAATTGTGGGTGCGCTCAACCAACTAAATAGTGA